ATATAAAATATTCTACGTTCTGGAGCACGAGCTAATCTATATATAACCTGTGCATTTTCAGTCATTCTTAACTGATTTGCTGGTCTAATAGCTTTATGAAGATGACTCAAGACCATTCCGGTAGTTCTATCAATGAGACCAGATGATGCATAGCATATCGCATCTGGAGAAATCCTTAATTGGTTATGACCATCTCCAAATACATAATACTCTTCAATACCCTTAATAATTTCTACTCGCGAAACTGGATCTAATTCCTTTAGAACCTCTCTAACTTTTTTAATCTCGGTGGGATTAATAGATCTTAATTCCAGTAATCCTTTCTTAGAGGATTTAAGATCTATTATCTTATGATAATATATTCTTCCGTCTACATACCAATTTCGGAATATTTCATGACCTTGAGCATTAAAATTCATGAGTCTAAGGATAGTATCAAACTCATCATTTATTAATTTTTTTACTTCGTCCGAATAATCTGGATCAACAACCGATACACTCACAGATTGGGAAGTACTAGAATCGGAAATAATAGCTTCATTAATAATATCTTCTACTGCTTGATCAACCTCTGCAACAAAAGTTAAATTTCTGTATTGCTCTATTAATCCGTTTTCGGTAGTTGCGGTATCTGGTTTAGAATTAATGGCAGATCCGAAAAATCCGGAAATACCAATATCTAAGGCACCATCGTCCGACGAAGGTACTATGAAACTTTCGTTCTCTTTTTTCTTTTTCTTAAACGAAAATCCGAATAAACTATTTTTTTCTGCCATATAAGTATTTATAATATATTGTTTCTAAAGTGCTTAAGGTTTAACCCAATAATCACCGGCTTCATAGTATCCAGCGGGCTCTTCTGTGGTCATAATAGGTGGTATAATATCATCTATCTCTGTATATTTTTCTCGATAAAGATCGTCTATATTTATAGAACTCAAATATTCAAAATTTTCTATTGTAGTATACCATGCAAGCATAACAAGGGTCATAACTATATCATCCGTCGTTCCTCTTTCTGCCTCATATGATGATCCACGGGAGACGAAATTGGAAAGTTCCATTACCGTATTTTCGTCTTGTATAATAAGTTTATTATTAGAAATTAAATCCGATAATATAGAACAACCTATACGCTTGGTTGATTTTGTTGTACGAACCCCCAGAGCATATTTTTCATTTGCAGTTTTTTCTGATATTAAATTTTCATATTCGTATTCATAATTTAATTCGGAGACTACAGTGTGACCAATATCATTTGATTCTACTAAGATGTGGGCATTATTATATTGTATCCCGAGATTATGAATAATCCTTGTATATACCTTGGAGGATGTTTTATTATCTCGAAATACTGCAACTTGTTTAATGGGGTATTGTGTAATATCGAATACCGTGGAGACTGAATAATCAAGACCTTTACCGTGAGAAGTATCTACCGTTATTATATACTTATTCCCCGTTATAGGTTTATCAAAGTATCTGACACAATCAACTATTTCAATTGGTTCTGTCGTAATAATATTTCTAAGCACCCAAGAGGATATCAATGTATTTGACGAACCGAGGGCGACATTCTCATGCTCCTGCATAAAATCTTCGAGAGATGTATTAGCAATGGTTTGATCTCTCCATGCCTCATCTCTTCCGGGAACGTCATCCCATTTTACCTCAAATGGTACGAATTCATTTTCACCACGCTCAGCTTTAACTCGAATAGCATTAAAGTGATTGAGCTTATTGACCGTTGATACTAATATAACCTTAGACTCTTTACCAGAAGCAATTGTTGGATAGGTAGATTTATAAAATTCATCCCATCTCTCTACAAATGCTGCTTCATCTATTATTAAGCATGCAACACTCTGACCACGAATAGAGGAAGATGATGTGGCGCGTGCCATAATTCGACAACCATTCTCAAATTCAACAGTTCTTTTATTCCACTCAACGACATTGGGTTTGAGCCAATTCGGAATGAGTTCAAATGCAAGCTGAATTCGAGCAAGGATTTCCTGTGAAGTATCTCCCTTATTAGCAAGGATGGCAACAGTTTTATCTTTATTGAATAGTATGTAATGCAGAACAAATACGGTTGTTGTAGTCGTTTTACCTGATTGCCTAGATTGTGTAACTATATTAAAGCGTTCTCTTTCAAACTGTTTTAATAATGTCTTTTGATAATCGTAGAGGGGAATTTTAATTTTACCACGATCAACATGAACTATGGTGAAATAATTTTCTGCGAAATAATGTATATCCTCTGCACATTTCTTGAACTCGATGATTTGTTCTTCGGTGTAGGAATGTGTACTTAACCTCCTTGTAAGAAAGGGGTTATTTAGGTATGGATCGCTCACCTTTTAATCAAATCTAAGAGATCGGTAGCCGACCCCACAAAAAGATTATTGTTAGTTACCTTTTCTGGTTTAGAGGCGTTGAGCTTCATTTGTTTTTCGTGAAGCGTGGTGATGTGGGATGTGGTATCCCCTAGGGTCTTAATCAATTGACCCACAACCTCATATGCTCGGGGGTGCTCGGATTGCTTAGCGAGTTCTATTAGATCTTCGAGGGCGACATTACCATTCTCAACTAAATTATAATAATTTTCTCGAGCATAGTCATAATCATTCTTAATATCTTTTTCCATAGAATCAGACTTAACAACCTCTTGCTTTTCGTAGGTTGTTAAGACCTGTGGTTCTACCCCGAATGTTTCATCAAGTTTCATTGTAATTATGCTATCGCTAAAAAGATGAATTCTTTACCAGAGCCACTCAGTTCAGCATCACCAGACAAGGCAAAACCTGCTGAGTATGGGTCTATATGGTCAGATGATGTGATTTCTGGATTGGTGTTATTTATAAAGAGTACAGAATCATTTCCAGATACAATACCCCTTGCGGTATCAAACATAAACCATTCCTCTGCGGAGTCTGTACGTTTAATTAATACGAACCTCGCACCCCCAGAAAATCCAC